GCGTGTCGTAGAATGGCACAATATCATCAAGATCTAACCAAGTTTCAACATAACCAGCTATTGACATAATAACTCCAATGCGTAATGCGCTTGTTGTGGCACAACGCCATTACCAAGCATCTTTAGTTGTTGCGAACGAGACAAATCTAAATCTGTAACCCAACCTTCGGGTAATCCCATCATATACTCGACAAACTTAGCGTTTAGTTTTCCATCGACCAATGTAGGCGGTATGGTCTGCAAAGACATTTCACGTCGTGAAACAAATCTGCTCCCCAATTCCTGCATTTGCCCGTCGTATGACTTATGTTGGTTGTCGGTGTCGCAATTAATCTTACAGCTACACCCGTGCTCGCACCTGGCTTGCCCAACGTTTTGCCCTCGTTGAAATCCTGCACCCTCTGCTGATATTTCTCGATCGGTTCGTCGTGATTCCTCACATGCATCGCTGTTGGTGTTGGTAATAAGGCCATCGGTAACGTCATTTGTTTTGTCCCTGGACCCTTGTAATCCCGAGCTGCTGGGGTAGGCAACAATGAATAATCTTGCCCTTTGGTGTGGCGCACCGACATCACTAGCTCGAACAATTCGCCATTTTGCATCATACCCACTTTGGGCAAGGTCGCTGAGAACTTCCTTGAATCCGAGACTGAGATGCCCTCGCACATTTTCCAAGACAACGATTCTTGGTCTAAGTATGCTAATTGCTTTAGATATGTATGGCCATATATGTCTTTCGTCATTTTCACCTTTTCTTGGTCCTGCGTGACTAAATGGTTGGCAAGGATAACCTGCAGTTAATATATCTATTGGCTCAACATTGGCCCAATCAATTTGTTTAATATCACCCAAGTTAGGTTTATTAAATCTGTGCTCAATAAGTTTAGATGCGTATTTGTCTATTTCTGCACACCAAATCATTTCACCATTAAAGTAAGATTCAACAGCCATATCAAGGCCGCCATAACCAGTGCATAATGATCCAATTTTCATATAGACATCCAACCTATGTAATCAGCATTTGGATTATCAACCAACCATTGCTTGTGCAGCTCATTTTGCTTAGCCCAGTCAATATCGTGATTGTGATCTACGTCACTACACATCATTTGCCACCCCATCCGCCACCTTTAAATATGAGCCCAGGTGCGCTATAGATTCTTGACATTTGCAAATTACATTTAGGGCAAGACATAGGCGTGCTGTCATCATCGTAGGATCTATGCACTGACCCATAGGTGCCGCATTCATTACAGCTGTATTCATATGTTGGCATTATTTACTCTCAATCAACTGGCAAGTGTGACAGGTGACGGCTGCAAACTTCCAACTGCCACACTTATCGCATCGGCATATATCCGAGTCTGGTATATGCAAAGCCTCTACCACATTCTTAACACCAGTGCAACCACAATCCATACATTGATAAGCCTTAAATCCTTCTGGCGTGTCAATCTTGTCAAGCCATAAGAATTCTGTGTGTCGGTCACAGCCATTACACTTAAACGTTGTATGCACTATGGTAATATCCTTATTGCCTACAGTGACACTGAGTGCAAACCAAGAAATTACCAGAATGTATTAGCCTGTCATCATTACAAGCTACACATAGGTCAATCGATGGCGTGAGGGTTCGCTTATCATCTTCTAAACGTAGAGTGAACCCATCACGTATAATTTCAACATATCCCATTTACTCACCTCCCTCATTATCGCTAGGGAAGAACCAAGATCCAGCAGCTGTAAGTTTTGCCCATCTAGCTTCGCACTGGTCAGGCTTTGCAGCACTACATACGTAGCCGTGATACGCCTTGCCAGTCTTTGCAATACCCTCTTTAAGTATCATCACGCCGTGTTTACATTCTTGCGCTTTAGGATTAACTGGCATAGCTTCTATTGCATCACCGACTGACCACACTGTCGGCTCTTTTTTATCTTCTGCAAAACTAGCACGCAACACATTTTCTACAGCCCTAGCTCTCGTTCCTGGTGGTGAATAATTCGTGACTCTTTCCATCTCAGTTCGGCTAGGTCTTGCACCTTTTTTTGAATAGATGTAGTTAGCCAAAGCACGCCCGATTGCGCTACTTTCTGCAAGTTCACAAGCAAACTTATTAAAGCTGCTACCAGTACGGATCTCCGATGCCCAACCAGTCGCAACTGGAACCGCATCAGCTGTAGTTCTGTATAAGCGAGCCACAAACACAAACTCATCTGGATTAGCATTTGGCCGATTAACAAGTTCTGTTTGAATAGATCCGTCTTCATTCTCTTTCCACCACTTCTCTAATCTTTCTTCTACTGTTTCATATTGACTCAAATCAAATGCCATTAGTCATCCCCCCACGTGAAATTGATGTCGGCTTCTGCATCAAGGACTGTCTGGTATATCGAAATGTAAGCAAGTGCATCGATGATCGAGTCACTGTGACCTGGAGACTCAGTAAGCCTAGAAACCTTGACGAGCGCCATACATAATGCGACTTGACTAGGCGTAACTGGATGGTCGAGGTATGCCGACCACAACTCACTGATCCTTTTATGGTTTGTGTAAGGGTGACCATAGACCGATCCCCTTGTATGCACCAAATCGACAACATCTGCTAGCAGCTTCTCAGTTTTTGTCATAGTCAAATACCTCATCTGACTTTGCTTTGTTTTGCATCATTCGGCGGTGCATATCCCAGCCATCTTTACGGCCTCGCCAGTAATGTGTTTGTTTCATATCATCTATACGCATTAGCATTAGCCAATACGCCATACTTAAACCAATAAATAAATAAACTGCGATTTCCATAGTCATTTGTAGCCCAATCTATGACCACATACTTTGTGGCACAGGCATAGTCTTGCACCTGTGTATGACTTTGTGGATTATTTAGGGCTGTTTTATTATAACGATTAGATAACGTTAATATCTTCGAGGTCATCGATATGGTCATCGATAGTGCGCTCGGCGTACTCTGTATTAAGCCCCATAGTGTCTGCCTAATGCTGTAAATGAGCCATCCTTATTTACTGGCACCAGGGTCGGTGTCAGGGTCTTGCCACTAGCTTCTAGTATAGCAAAGCCCATCTGCCAATTAGCGCTTCCATAGCGGATATAAGAGGCTTTTCTGCGATCCATAAGGTTTCCTACCTCAACGCCATATAAGGGCCTGTAATGGCTTCCTATGGCCTCTGAATAGGCACTCATGCCCAACCTGTGGCTATGCCCAGCAATTACGGATTTGCCATACTTTTTGGCTAAATTTAATGAAGTAATGCCCGCATGCTGACTCATGCTACCTTCGTCACCATGACATAAAACCCAGCCAGGGTGAAACTCATAAGCTGTCTTATGGTAGGTCATACCCATTTCAGCAAAGCCCATAAACTTAGGGTATTGCAGCTCTGGCAAACTGATTAAGCCAGGTGTTTTTAGTAAAGTGCTATAAAGGCGATCACTATGATTACTGCGGATAATATGCATTTCTCGGCTGTACTCTCCGAGATCCCACAGTATTTGTTTACACTCTTCACGATCCTGGTGTATGGTCTGTTGATAAGCCAAAGGTGTTTTCTCAGCCCATCGGCTAATGGTTTGAAAATCGATCTCATCACCAACACATAAAACCTCGTCAAACTTCTCACGTCTTGCCAACTTAATAACATTCTTAACTGCCTGCTCATGATGGTATGGTACTTGTAAATCGCTGATTACTAGCCAACGCTTAATTATCATCCTCATCTTCGTAGGGGTTATGGTCTGGATTAACTGGATCAAACTCTGGACTAGATGGTGCTAGCCAATCTGGGAATACGTTTTTATCGCACATCCCTAGAGCTTGATCTACTGGGAATCCTGCACGTCTTAGGCTTAAATAAAACTCACGCAACGAGATAGCATAAGTATCTAACTTAGTGTTAATCTGCTCATGGGTGTATTTACCCTTACGCTTATTAACCTTCTTACGCTTGCGTGCGGTTGCCATATTGTTATTGTCGCTTATTCATGATAAGGAATAGATCATCAACACGCTGTTCTAATCTAGTTAGCTGATCTTTCATACTAGATCCACCATTAGGTCTTAGTTCGTTTAACCAGCCTTTAACTAAGAAACGTAATCCGATTAGCCCGCCTGATAGCACGGCCATAACGCCAGCGCCAAAGCCAGCCCATTCCGCTGGACTCATGCTTCATCTGCACCGACGCCATAAGCTGTATCGGATTTATCTAAAGCCCTAGCTGCTGGGCCTGCAAGTGCGGCCACTACCACTGATACAACTGGATCTAATCCAAGTTCATTACTTGCTAAGAA